ACCGTCGATCTCTTTCCGCAAGTGCTTTGAAGTCCTTTAGAGGAATGTCGTTTACAGACTTGTTTGGGTCTGAAACAATATCGTCTACGCGGTCGCGCAAATCTCGATATGCCTGAGTCTTAAACTCCTCAATCTGCGCATACTCTTGACCCATACGCTGCTTGACAAACCTTCTCGTTTCGGAATCAGTGATGTTGTCATCAGCGTATTGATACGCTTCAGGCTTTGTTCGTGGCTCAGGAAACCCCTCGACCGTGGCACCCAACGAGCCGTCCATAATTTGCTCGGTGTATATTTCGACTTCAACACGCATTTGGTCAGCAGCCAAGCCCCTGAGCAACTCGTCTGACACCTTAGAAGAAATGTGATCAAGGTTTTTTTGTTCTTGCACAAACTTGATTGCGGATGAATAGTCCTTGTTTAAAGCCAGTTTCTCCGCAACGCCAATAGACGCTTGCGTCCATACTGACTGCTCAAGAGCCTTCATTTGCGCAGAGCCTTCGGCAATGCCGTTCAACCGACCAAACGTGTGAACTTCATCAAGAGCAACAATCATGTTCTCGTGGAAGAGTCCTTTTGGTCGTCCCGTTTCATCGTCGGTTTCGTATCGACTTTTCCATTCGCCAACCGCAAGGTCGGCAAAGTTGCTTGCTCGCGTCTTTGCCTCGTTTGAGGCGTAGACGGTGATCTCTTTGGTTCGATGATTGTCCGCAGTCGCGGTGTTGTTCAGGTTATGACGGACGACTGCGTTTTGAATCATCTGTCTTTGCGTGTCGTTGTCCGCAGCACCAATGGCTGAACTAGCAGCCTCGTTCAGTTGACTGATCGTTTGTCCGTACCTATCTGCTGCGTCTTTGCCGTTGGTCGCGAAGTATCCGTTCTTGCCCTGCAAGATCGACATAGACGCCTTGAGGTAGTTCGTCTCAATCTCTTTTGATTTTGCTTCGTCGAACTCATTAAGCAACTTCAGACCAACGCTGGCCGTGGCGCCGCCGACATCCGTAATGGACTTGCCAAGCGCCGCCGTTTGACGAGCGCCAAAGTCTTGGACTGGCTGAACGGGCGTCGCTTGATACGGAGCCGCGGCGCCTGCTTCAGTTGCAATTTGCGGGACAAACGACGATGGTACGGTTGGCATGGTTGAGCCTTATGCGCGCCTTGATAGGCGTTCTGACATCATGGTCTTGAGATACCAAGATCCGAGATCAGCGGTTCCTCCGAGAAGGCTTGATGCCCCTGCGGAAGTTGCACTGAGTGACCTTGCGCTTGCGCTCATGTTGCGCGACGACATGAACTCCATTGTTGATTGGTTTGCGTAGTTCGTTCTTTGCGTACGAAGCGCCTGCTCCTCACGAACCGCGTTGGCGTCCATCGTGAGTTTGTCGATTTCTTTGATGATGTCCATGCTGCCGATTACCTCGGCGGCAGAACCAACTCCGCCCTCAATTCCCCTGCCTGCAATCGCCGTTTGCGCCGACGCGCGAGCCTGCCCCGCTGCCATCGTGTATCGCCCAATTGCCTTCTGCGAAGCCTGCCTGCTTGTCTGAGCGGAGAACTCAGCGCCTCGCGCGTTGATTGCCGACATCTGCGCCGAGAACTTTAGGTTCTGCGCTTGTGCTCGCAATTCGTTCTTTTGATTCTCTGCTTGGTAGAACGAACCAACCGCAGAAGTCGCTGCGCCAAAGATGCCAATGAGAAGCCCTCCCATTGCCATTGATTTGAAATCGGCAGCAAGGGTGTTCGGCGCCATTGGCGGTGGCGCATTTAATGACGACAAGTTAGCGGAACTAAACTGCGTAATAGAAGGGTAATTCATCCCATAGTAATTGCTTGGCATTGTTTACCTCATCCGCCGATGGCGGCTTCTAGCGTCAATCCGACAACGGTGAGTGGGAGCGGATCGCTTTGCCTGATGTAGATTTGCCCGCCGTTTGACCATGACGGGGTCAGCATTACAAGCACCTCTTCACTCTTTGGCGTTGGCGCTACGCCGTACGTTTCTGTGGTTCGCTGCTTGTATTCAACGAGGTGATCAGCGTCGGGCCCGATGAAGATGCCTGACGACTTTTCAACCTTGATCCAAGCCTTGTTGATGTTCTTCATGCGCCCCTGCCCGAATCCCTCGTTGTTCATCGTGAGCGGGAGCGTTTGGATATCACTTTGAAACGGCAACCCAACCGTGATGTACGAAGCCGCTCGCGGAAGCGAAACAGTTCCTAACACCACAACTTGCTGCGGAACCACAGCGCCGTCTGCAAGGATGCTGACCGTCTTGCCTTCAAGGTGATTTAGACCAGTAAAGGTGTCACGAGCAAACGTCCACGAACTCGTTGCGGTGTTGCGAAGAGCAACGGGAATTGTTCCATCAACCTTGACTTGTGCAACGAACGTCGATGTCGTTCCGATGATCTTGCATCGGTACTGGTTTCCCGCCGCATCAGAAAGGACGATGGCGTCGTTCAAATCGGTCGCTACAGGAAACAGGAACGTAGCGAGGCTAGCGGTTAGGGTCAGCGTGTCGCTCGGCCCCCACGTTGTGCCTCCGCTCAACGTCATTGTTCCAGTAACCAACGAGCCGTTGTACTTTAGGCTGCTGTCGGTAAAGACCAAATTGAGAATGCTGTTTGATCGACTTCCAAACCGCTCGACGTATCGAACGGTCGATCCGTTGACTTCACGACAGACTACGACGTATACCGCGTCCTCAAATCCTTCTGCGACGGCGCAGCAAGATTCAAACGTGCCGTCAGTGTCGTGCTGATGCCAAGCGCCAATTTCCTCTTCAGGAACATACGAGAGTCCAAGCATCTTGCCATTGCTTGAAATGAACCACAGGATCTGCTGTGGGCTCTTGGCAAAGCACATGTCCACAATGTCGAGATTGTCGAAGAGATGCGCTGCACGAAGCGATAGGTCGCCTGTGATGAAGCCTTGTGATTGCCACGAGTAGCCAAGTTCGCGCACGTGCCCGCCGCGGGATGAACAGTAAACAACGGTGTTGTTCACGATCTGCGGCTGAACCGTGTTTGCTCCGACGTACGACTGAGGTCGAACCGAGATAGTCGATGGCGTGATGACGTCGCTGCTTGATGGGCTCACGCGCCACTCCGCGGCGTTCGTCAGCAGCAGCAACTGCGTCAGCGGCACAACGTGCCGAATCGTGTTCGATTCGCGAGCCGACACACGAATCGCCACGCGATCAATGTCTGTCGTTGGAATCGAGTACGACATGTCCGACTCAGTTCCCGACCGAGTCAGCCACAGATACTGCGGATCGTTGTCTGTTCCTGCAAACACGCGGCGCTGCTCGTAGTACGAAACAGCCCCAGGATAGTTCCCCGTGGAACTAAACACCGTATCGTAGATCGGAGGCGTGATTCCCATGTCGGGCGCAATGTTGTTGTCAGTAAACGCAAGTCCGTCGGTCTGACCGATGTACCCGTACAAACCGCTCTGCCGCTTGTAGACGTTGTAGCGTTGTGCGCTTGTCGTTGCCCAACTAATTGTGTTGTACGCGCCGTTGATGTACAGGTTGTTGATGACGTGAACCGCAGTACTTGCTGCGCTTTCCGTACCGCCTGTTGATACCGATGTAACAACGTAGTAGTTGTCGATGTCGGAGATACGACTGCCGAACTGCATTCTGCCGCTGCTTGGGGTGTATGTTCCCGTGTAAGCAATTTGCGTTCCTGCGTCGTATGTCTTTAAAGTAAGGTTGACACCCGCAGTAGGTATGGAATTGACGACGTAGAAACCATCAGAGAACGGTGAGCCCGCACTTGCTGTACATGCACTGACGTACACACTGTCGCCAATAGCAAACTGATGCGTCGTACCTACGGGAAAAGTAAACACCGCAGGAGTAGCAGTGGTAAGACCAAGAATCGTTAACTGTTCGCCGCGAGTTGCGGCAATGGCCACTGTTGCAGGCGGGTTAACCGAAGCCAAAAAGGACACATCGGTAAACGCCCAACGGCTTGATGAATACCGTCGCAATTCAGCAGGCTTGTGAGCGGGGTGCACAAGCGTGATGATGTCCCCGCTCTGCACATAGTGAACGTCAAACAATTCGGTAGCGGTGTACGTAGTTGGAATCTCAAAGACAGTGCTGCTTTGCGGATACCAATTTGTTGGGTCAGTGCTTGGGTCTGTGCCTACAGGCGTAAGAGTTGTCTTGCAGTAGTAGGTGGTTAATCCATACTTGTACATGGTTCCGACAAGACAGTTGGTTAAGCCGAGCGTGATTGTTGCGGCGCCCGTGTTCAGCAGCGTCAACGCGCTTGTATGAAACCGAATGTAGTTCACACCAAGTTCGATGACCATCGTCTGACTCATCGAGTACGTGAACGGGATCAGGCGCGCGCGTACCGAACCCTTTGTTTCTCGTACGAAGACAGTGCCTGTTCGATTCTGCGCGGGGCCTTGCGGCAGCGCAATAAAGTTTCGCAGGTAAGCAGCGCCAGTTGAATAGCGGTTGTCGTCGATGCGCCCGTACATGTTCGGCGAAATCTCGCCGCCTGAGAACGAACGATGGTAGTCGCGGGTACTCGCCATGATTTATCGCCCTGAAGTCCAAGGAACCACATGCTCGGGCTTAATGTTTCGCTGTAGCGAGTCAGATTCCTGCGCTTCCTTCAGATACGTCATCATCATCTGAAGGCAACGCTTTGCTTCCGCAGAGCCCGCTTCGCCCTTGATGACTGGGCCTGCAAGCATCGATGCAAGGTGCCACGCCAACGTCATTGTGAAGAGCGGGCTGAACAGGTTGGTGTCGAGCACGTGCGCCGTGTATCGCAGCACAGCGTTCTCTTGATTCGTGTACAGAACCTGAGATCCATCCGCTTGAGTCTCAACCGCGTATGGCTGCGGGATGTATCGACCCGTCTGAATCATCGGGCTGTAGTTGTGCGCGTATACGGGCGCGTCGGTTGGTACAAACTTGACCGAGTAGTCGTCCGCCACATCGGGCGGGATCACGGCAATCAGATTGATTGCGTCGCTCGGAACAAGGTACGCAAACGACCATGTCGATGAATTGTTTGCGGCTAGCGCAATCGCAATTCGCCGCATTGAGAAGTTCCAAAGGTGCATTTCAAGCAGCGTGTCTCGCGCAATCGGATAGAACCGATGGCAATGGTCTGCTTGAGCCGAACCTTCGGGCGGATCAATGCTCGACAGTGATGCCGTATCGCCAAGGTAGGCGAGCGCAAGATTGCAGATATCAACTTCGGATGCCATTGTTCCTCCATTGCAGCAGGGGGCGAGCCGTTGTTACGACTCGCCCCCTCCTGATTTGCCTCGGATGTGATCACTCTTCGTCGGAAGCGTTGTCCCGTTGCTTGCGCTTTGCCTTCGGAGATTCCTCTTCGACGGCGTGCAGAATGGTGTCGGGGATGCCGTTGTACTCAAAGACTTCGCCTTCCTCGCGGATGGTGTTGCCGATATAGCACTTGGCTGTGGCGCGTACCTTCATTGAGAGATCCTCCTTGGATTAAGTGACCGTGAAACCCGAACCGTAGAACTTCTTGCTGTCGGCGATGTCGGTCGCGACATCAGCAAAGATCGTGGGCGAACCTGTCATCGCCGTTGCGTTGTTGGTGTAGCGAACGCCGAGGTATCGGGCGCCAACAGATCCCATTTGCGGGTTGATGCGCATTACGAACTGCTGCCCTGAAACCAATCCAGTCCATGCAATCGCGGTTGTCCCAAGCACTGTGATGGTGCCCGAGCCGTCGGTTGCGCTTGTCGAGATTGTGACTTCCGCAGTCACTACTGCACCTGCTACACCAGTTGCCAAGGTGCCGATGGTGAGCACAACGTAAAGGTCTTCGCCTTCGCCGATGTCGCGATTTTGCGAAGTGGTAGTGCCACCCGATACGTTGGTAGAAGAAGCAAGGTCTACGACGTTTGTCGAGTACCACGCTGTGGAAGCAGTAACTGTGTGCGCCTGCCCTGCGGTTGCAGTGCCTGAAAGGCGAAGAAGAGCGTCAGAAATCATGTGTGTATTCCTTTCGTCGTTTAGGAAACGACTGCTTCAGTGTTGAGGATGGCATCGACGCGACGAAGAGGCACGCCGAGGAACGATAGCCACGAGTATGGCATTCCGAACTGCGACAGACCTTCGTTGACCTTGAGAACGTACTGGCTCTTGTCGAGAGCCATGATGCTCAGTCCGCTGTGGACTGTGCGGTTCATGTAGAAACACGCCTTGCCCATGCTCATGTTTGGAACACGGTAGAGAGCGCGCGCCATCAACTTGATGAGCGCGGTGCTTGCGGTGGACGCCTGTACACCCGACTGAGCAAGCAGAAGGCTTGGCTCAATGTTGCAGATACGAACGACGTAGCGCCAGTCCTTGACGACAAGCCCGTTCTTCCACTGATAGCGGGTCGCGTACGCCTGAAGACGAGTGCCGTCCGAGTTGTACACGGTCTGCTCGCCGAGATCCTCGTGGATCAGACCTGCCTTGCTTCCCTTCGGGAACGGGCAGTACACAGTGTTGTCGCCCCACACGCAGAGGTAGACCGAAGTCTGCGACGTAGCAGTGCCACCGCCTGCGCTGATAACGTTCTGCGAGTTGCCTGCGCCCGTCAACGCCGAGTAGCGCGTTGCAAGACCAAGGAACTGCTTTGCGTCAGTGGCAGGGTTGCCGTAGAACAGCGTGTTTGCTTGAGTCTGATTCATTGCCTCAAGGAACGCGGTGTCCTCGGACAAGCGGAACTGAGCGGTGTTGCCGTTCAGCATCGCAAGATCCTTGTCCACCTCAGAACGGGCTTCAAGGATGCCGCAAGCCTCATCGACCTGTGCGGTCGTGCTCTTGCTGCTCGGGATACCTTGATTGAGCGCGCGCCAGTACACGGTCGGAAGACCCGTGCGGATGACGACTCGCTCGCCCGTTGGGAGGTTGCCCTCCTTGAAGACAGCGTCCTCAAGGATTTCGTTGGACTGAGAAAGAAGTTCGGCGACGATTGGAATGCGACCATCGGGATCGCAACGCTTCGCCCAATCGGCGAGCGTCAGATTGTTGGTTGAAAGTGCGGTTGCCATTTGCCTTAAATCCTTGTGCTAGGTGTGAAATCAAGTGTTGTACATTGCCGCTGCCTGCGAATTGAAGTCGCGCGGGGCACCCTTTGATGGGGTTGACCCGTTTGACGATCCGACGAAGCGGTCTTCTGAAATGGACTGTCCTGCTCGGAACATGAACCGAACAAGTTCGGGATGGTTTCCAAGACCTGACTCGTTAAGCAGTGTGCGCAATTCAGGGGTGCCGAACGAGTCCAGCGCCCTCTTTGCGGTTACAAGGTTCTCGTTGAGTTTGTCACCACCGAACTCCTTGTCTGACCGCGACGACTCCGTCCACTGAGAACGGAGAGCCTCCAGTTGTGCAGCCTGACGTTCCGCCATCTTTGGCGCAACGCGGTCGAGCACCTTCTGCGCAGATTCCTGCGATAGGTTGAGTTCCTTGGCAACTTCCGAGAATGATCCAATCACCTCGGCGTCGAATTGTCGCCCTTCAGGGGCTTTGAACTCGTACTTCTCAGGAGCGTTGTTTGACGTCTCCGTCTTGTTGCCATTGGACTCCGCATTGCGTGCGGCATCTGCCGACGCTTGCGTCTGATCGCCTGAACCCTTCTGCTGATTGCCGTACAACGCCTCAGCCGTCGCTGCGGGGATGCCCGACATTGGACTAGATGGGTTGCCGCTTGTTGTTGTTGCGGCGTCACTCATCGTTGTTTGTTCGTTCATTCATCGATTCCTTTATCATCAAGGGGTACTGTTCTGAGCAGAGCGCATGCACCATCGCCATCAGTCGAAGCCCGTAGTTCCTGTTCCCTTCGGCAAACGCCATCTGCATGGAGTTTGTGTTGAAGGTTGAGCGGAACACGCCTGCTTGATCTAGAAGTCGCCACACGATGCGGCGACCACGCTTGTTTGCCATCAGCCATTTGACATCAGACTCCTCTGCCTCACGCAACAACCGCAACTGCATGTCCTTGTCGGACTTGCCGCGTTCCTGCGCCTTGAGGTCAAGAGGGTCGTAGTTGCTCATTCAACAGTCACGTCGTAATAATCAAGAGAAGTCCAAGTATTTGCCAACGCGGTGCCGTTTTGAACCAAAGTCACCGTCAATGTTGTGTCTGCTGTGGCGTAGTTCACACCAGTAATGGTTGTAGTTGTGTTTCCACTTGCACCGTGACCGCTCATTGCTCCTGTGGTGGTCACAACTTGCGTTGCGCCGTTTGCTACAAGGATCTTGTTGAGCATCAAGCAGCCTGTGCCGCTAAATGTTTGTTGATAAATAGTTCCGCCCGCGTAAGTCACAGTAAACGTTCCAACTCCCAACGACGGGTTGGAAACAAGCATGTTGACTTCCAATCGACCCGTACGCGTCAGTGTTCCCGCAGGAATAGTGACGGTAGCAAGCGTTGCCGTGCCGCCCGAACCCGAGGTTCCTTCACAAACCACAGCAAGCGCGGTTCCGTAGAAACTTGTCGCAGTGTGCGTTCCTGTTCCTGCAAGCGTAAACACAATCGGAGTGCCGCCCGCGGTTGCAGAGATCTGCAAGGTGTTTGCATCAACAACTTTTACCACGTAGTAAGTTGTGGCAAGTGCAAGCGAGGCAGGAAGCGTGTTTGAGGTCGTGAATCGGATTGCATCTCCGACCAGTAGACCGTGTGTAGTCCAAGTCAACGACGTGGACACGGGGTACATCGTGAACGTGCCCGAGCCGTTGTCTCCTGTAGCAGTAGTCTGATAGACCTCAGGCCCACCCGCACTTGTCGAGATCGTGAATCGATCCGACGCTGTCCCTGCCGTGAGATGTTGAATCACTCTGCTGACGTAATAGGTCGTCGTAGCGGCAAGCGGGGACGGGAACGATGTTCCCGCTGTGAACTGCATTGCATCCCCAGGAACAAGCCCGTGCGCAGTCTTGATGACGGTCATAGGCGCGCCGCTTGTCGGCGAAGCAGTGACTTGACCCGCGATCCTATTGTCGGCGCCGAACGTCACGACGCTGCCTGCGGTTCCCATAGTTGCCGTGCCACTGTTGTACCGCACGTTCACGGTGAACTTTGCAGTAGT